AAGGAGAAACAAATGTCAACAGACGTAAAAAGTAAAACATTTTTAAACAGTTTATCTGCTGCAACAGCATCAGTCGCTGCATTGCAAACAACAAGTGGAGCTGCTAATTTAGCTTTAGCGGCAGCAGCTGGGACAGGTGCGTTTCATCAGACAGACCAAGCATGTAAACTTACTATAACTTGTGCTGCGGATGTTTCTGGAGTTACTTTTACAGTAACAGGAACAGATATTGCAGGTAATGATTTATCAGAAGCAATAACTGGACCAGATTCTACTACAGTAACAGGAAGTAAATTTTTTAACACAGTTACTCAAATAGCTGCTAGTGGCACGGTTGGAACAAATACTTCAGTCGGAAACGCTGCAGGAACTACGGGTGGACAAGCTGTATTAACTGCTGGTAGAACAAGAATTAGAGGAATGCACATTACAACTGGTGGAACTGTAGGAAATATATCTTACTTTAATACATCACCTGTATCAGGGACGTCTTTATTTTCTTTTCAAGTTGCAACAACTACAAAAGATTATATTGATCCATATATTCCAGACGATGGAGTGTTATTTGATGCAGGGGCTTTTATAGATATTCCAGCAGGAACAGCAGTGAGTGTTACGACATTCTTTGATGGATAGGAGGTTAAATGGCTAACACCACCTCGGGAACAACGACGTTCGATAAAACTTTTGCTATTGATGAAATAGTAGAAGAAGCTTTTGAACGTATAGGTCAGCAAAATGTTGCTGGTTATCAATTAAAAAATGCTAGAAGAACATTAAATATATTGTTTCAAGAATGGGGCAATAGAGGTATTCACTATTGGGAAATAGAAGAGCTTGATATGGATTTAATAGAAGGTCAAGCTGAATATGATTTTTTTAGATCAAGTGACGATGGTACAAGTGCTGTTTCTACACCAGCAAGTGTTCATGGAATGTCCGATGTTCTTGAAGCACAATTAAGATCTAATAGAACTTCAACTGATCAATCAGATAGTCCTATGACAAAGGTAGATAGATCTACTTACGCAGGTTTTTCTAACAAGTTATCTAAAGGCACACCTAATCAATATTGGGTAGAAAGATTTATTGATAAAGTTAGAGTGCATATTTATCCAACACCAGATTCAACAAATGCATCTAAAGACATGCATTTTTATTATATAAAAAGAATACAAGATGTAGGTGATTACACAAATGCAACGGATATTCCATTTAGATTTGTGCCTTGCATGGTATCAGGATTAGCATATTATTTGTCTATGAAGTATCAACCAAATTTAATTCAACAAACAAAATTAGTTTACGAGGATGAGTTTGCAAGAGCATTAGCAGAAGATGGTTCTGCATCTAGCACACACATTACTCCTAAAGCATACTATCCAGGATCATAATGGGAAAAATAAAAGCAATTAAAGGTTTAGGAAAAGCTTATGAAGCAGCTAGAAAAGAATTTTTAAAAGGTCAAGAAAATATTTATAAGTTAGATAAAACCGGTAAAAAAGATAAACTTATAGAATCTATGAATAAATTTTTAAAAGATAAAAATCGTAAAGCTAGTCCAGCGATGGTTGATCGTTATGATAGAATAATGACATCAGATTTTGAAAAAAAAACAGGACCATTTTTTGATAAAAAAGGTAAAGAATAATGGCAAAGTACGCAACAGGTAAATACGCAAGAGCAATATCAGACAGATCTGGTATGGAGTTTCCATACAAAGAAATGGTTAGAGAATGGAACGGATCCTTTGTTCATGTTTCAGAGTTTGAACCAAAACAACCACAATTAGAACCAAAACCTATGAATGGTGATTCTATATCCTTAAGACACGTAAGACCTGATAGAACAGAAACAGCAGTTCCTAATTTACTTCCTTCAAATCCTTTTACTATTACAAATGCATCAACAACAGTTTCTGTAAATGAACCAAATCACGGTAGATCAACAAGTGATACTGTTAGATTTAGAGATGCTTCTAACGTTGCAAATTTACCAGCGGCAACAATTAATGTAGCTGCAGGGTATACAATTACTAAAATAAATGATAATACTTATACTTTCAATTCTGGAGTTACAGCTTCAGTAACATTAGAAGGAGGAGGTGACATAGCCTCAGCAGGGCCAGTTACAGTTACAGCATGATTAAAAAAATAAAAAATTTTATAGCTAATTTATTTGGTATTAAACAATGCGGATGTCCTGAGAAGGATGAACATCTTCAATTATACGAAGATCCAGCAGAACCAGAAACACCTATGTATACAGATGTTGATGGTAAAGCAGTAAAATGGGAATGTGGGACACATAATAGATACAAAAAAAGCTGTCCTATTTGTAGAGATATAGCAGGAGTAGCATAATGGCAGGAATTAGTTATTCAGGATTAGTTACACAAATTAGAAACTACACAGAAGTAGATTCAAATGTTTTAACTGCAGATCAATTAGAAAATATTATATTAAATGCACAATATAGAATTATGAGAGATGTTCCTATTGATGCAGATAGAAAACAACAATTAGGTAATTTTGCTGCTGGACAAGAATCTATAAACGCTCCAGCAGGATGTCTATTTATTAGAGCTATACAAGTTTACAGTACAGCTGGATCAGAAACTACAGGAGCTAATAAATATTTAGAAAAAAAAGATATAACATATCTTCAAGAGTATCAGGATGTAACCGGAACCTCCGCTGCTCAAGGTCAACCTAAATATTATGCTATGTTTGGAGGAGCGACTGGAGATTCAGATACTACATCAGGACGTATTATTGTAGCCCCGGTTCCAAATACCACTTATAGATATAAAGTTCATTTTAACAAAATGCCAGCTACTTTAGCTTCAGATAATACTACTAATTATATTAGTCTTAATTTTCCAAATGGATTATTATATTGTTGTTTATCAGAAACTTACGGCTTTTTAAAAGGCCCGATAGACATGTTGACTTTATATGAAAATAAATATAAACAAGAAGTACAAAAGTTTGCTAATGAGCAAGTCGGTAGAAGACGAAGAGATGACTACACAGATGGCACTGTTCGAATACCGGTCAACTCAGTAAACCCGTAGGAGATTAAATTATGGCAATAACATCGGCAATATGTTCAAGTTTTAAACAAGAACTTTTACAAGGAAAACACAGTTTTGAATCATCAGGTGGTCATACTTTTAAATTAGCATTATTTACAAGTTCAGCATCTTTAGGTGCAGGTACAACCGATTACTCAACTTCTAATGAAATTACAAATACATCTGGAACTGCTTATACTGCAGGTGGTGCAACTTTAACTAACACAGGAGTTGGATTAACAAGCACAACTGCATTTACAGATTTTGGCGATGTAACATACAACTCAGCTTCTTTCACTGCAAATGGTGCAATGATATATAATACAACAACAAACGGTGGTTCAAGTACAACTGATGCTGTTGCAATTATTGCATTTGGTGGTGACAAAACAGCTAGTAATGGAACTTTTAAAATAGAGTTTCCTACAAACGACGCTACAGCAGCAATAATCAGATTAGCTTAGGAGGTCGACCATGTCGACAACTTCAGGATGGGGCAGGTTTACCTGGGGCCAAGCCAATTGGAATGAATCTACAACTTTTAAAACTGGTTGGGGTGCACAATCTTGGAGTGGTGAAGGTGGCTGGGGAGATCTTTCTGATCAAACAATCACATTAACTGGTATATCAATTACATCTAGTTTAGGGACAATTTCAGTTCCTGATGTTATCATAGGTTTAACTGGTCAAGAAATTACATCTTCACAAGGTGAAGGTTTTGTTCCTGTAGTAATAGAAACTAGTTTATCAACTTCTTTATCTGTTGGATCTATATCTCCTATAGATATGACAGTAGGACTTTCAGATCAGTCTATGACTGCATCTTTAGGAACTCCCGCTGTTGCTGATGTTGTTGGTTTAACAGGTTTAGATATAACTTCAACACAAGGAACCGTAACAATACCAAATGATACAGTTCAACCTTCTGGTCAATCAATAACAGTATCACAAGGAACTGCAACTGGGACTTCTTCACAAGAAACCTCTTTAACAGGTCAAGAAATTACATCCACTTTAGGAACAATAAATGTTCCAAATGATACGGTTCAAATATCTGGTTTTGATTTAACATTAGGTCAAGGATCTATTATAGGATTAGGTGGTGCTTTAGTACAACCAAATCCTTTTGTTTTAACATCTAGTGTGGGTTCTTTGACAGTTGAAGAAGGTCTAGGACTAACTGGTCAATCGTTTAGTGCTAGTCTTGGAAGTATTTCTCCTGTAGATATGCAGGTTGGATTAACTGGTCAATCAGCAACTTTAAGTGTAGGAGGGGTGAATATCTTCGCATATGCTGATGTTGACACTGGATCAAATACATCTTATAGTAATGTTTCAACAGGTTCGAATACATCATATTCGAATGTTGCAACTGGATCAAATACAAGTTATAGTGACGCTGCATAGGAGATAATTTATGGCATCAACATTTACACCTTTAGGTGTCGAACTTCAAGCAACTGGTGAAAACGCCGGTACATGGGGAACAAAAACTAATACTAATTTAAGTATCATTGAACAGATAGCTGGTGGTTTTACAACTCAAGCAGTGTCAGATTCAGGCGATACAGATCTTTCAGTATCTGATGGTTCAACTGGTGCAACTCTTGCACACAGAATGATAGAGTTCACAGGAACACTTACAGCATCACGAAATGTTACAATACCAACAGATGTACAAAATTTTTATATTTTAAAAAATTCAACTTCAGGATCACAAAACGTAGTATTTAAATATGATGGAACTGGAACAGGAACTTCTGCTACAGTACCTAATGGTAAAGTAGTTTTAGCACTTGCTCAAGGTGAAGCCTCTAATCCTAATGTAACACTACAAGAATTTGGTGGAGATGTTGTTGATGATACTACACCACAATTAGGTGGTAACTTAGATACAAACTCTTTCATGATAGATTTTGATGATGCTCACGGTGTTAGAGACGATTCTGGAAATGAACAATTAATTTTTGAAAAAACTGGATCTGCAGTTAATCATATTGATATAACAAATGCTGCAACAGGTGCTGGTGCACAAATTGGTGCAGTTGGTGATGATACTAATATTAGCTTAAGATTAAGACCAAAAGCAACTGGTAACATAGAGGTTATGGGTGCTACAAACCCAGGAACTGTGCAACTTAATTGTGAAGATAACTCCCACGGGATTAAGCTACAGTCACCTGCACATAGTTCTGGGCAAAGCTATACGATTAAATTTCCCACATCAAATATTACAGCAGGTACATTTTTAAAGGTAGATAGCATTACAGGATCAGGAGCAACGGCAGTTGGTCAATTATCCTTTGATTCTTCACCAGCAACAACAGGAAAAGCTATTGCAATGGCAATCGTTTTCGGATAAAAGGAGTAAATTATGGCAAACCCAAATATAGTAAACGTAACATCGATTGTAGGTGGTAATCTTGGATTTAATTTATCTGCTACTGCAACTGATACTTTAATGACAGTTGATTCAGACAAAATTGTAAAAATAAATAGAATAACAGTTGCAAATGTTGATGGAACAAATGCAGCAACAGTAGATTTATTTGTTGATGGTTTAACAACTGCTGGAGCATCCGGTATTACAGCAAACGGTGCTGATGCAACAGTTTACTTAGCAAAAACAGTTTCGGTGCCAGCTGATGCAACATTAGTTCTTTCAGACACGCCTATCTATTTAATGGAAGGTGACATTTTAAAAGGTGGAGCTAGCGCTGCTTCAGACTTAGATTTATTTATATCGTACGAAGTGTTAGACGACGCATAGGAGGTTTAGATTATGGCTGGAAATGGCGGAATAATTGGACCAACTAATACTGTAAAACCTTTACAAGCTGAAGTCATTACAACAAAAACTTCATCAGGATCTTTAACATTACAAGCAAACACAACTGAAATCACTGCGGTTATGGTTGCAGGTGGTGGCGGTGGTGGTAGAAAAGCATCAGGTGGAGGTGGTGGCGGTGGTTTAAGAAATATTCCAATAGCAACAACAGGTGGATCTTCAATTCCAATTACAGTTGGTGGTGGCGGTGGTGGTTCAAGCTCACTTCCAGCAAAAGGAACCTCGGGTTCCGATAGTTCAATTGTAGCAAAATCTGTTACTTATACTTCTGCAGGTGGTGGAGGCGGAGCTAGTGATAGTAATACTGAAGGTATTGCAGGTGGTTCAGGTGGTGGTTCTGCAAATAATAATAATACTTTAGCAGCTGGTAATACACCCCCAGTTAGTCCGCCTCAAGGAAATCCAGGTGGAAGATCACAAGACTGTTCCACAGGAGGTCCTGGTGGAAATGTTGGTGGTGGCGGCGGAGGTGCTGGTAGCGCTGGAGGTAATCCTCCAGGCCCCTCAGTATCAGGCACTGGTGGAAGTGGACTGGACGTAAGTCCTACTTTTCCGAGCGCGCCTAATTCAGGAGTTTATGCCGGTGGTGGTGGAGGTGGAGGAAATAGCACTACTGCAGGAAATGGTGGCCCAGGTGGCGGTGGAAATGGAAGTGGTCCAGGATCAGGAGTTGCAGGAACAGGAAACACTGGTGGTGGAGGTGGTGGCGCTGGTTCAAGTGGAACAGGTGGATCTGGTGGATCAGGAATAGTTTTAATTAAAGAGCCTTTTTTAAGTAAAAGTGCATCAGGTGTTTGGGACATGAACACAGTTTATGATTTAGTTAAAGAAGGTGAGTGGGGAGAATTTAACGTTCAAACTTATAGTTTAAATTATTTAGTAGTCGCTGGTGGTGGCGGTGGTGGTACAAGATATTCTGCTTCAGGAAATGAAGATGGTGGTGGAGGTGGAGCTGGAGGTTATAGAGCTTCTGGTTTTGGTCCAAGTCCATTACAAGGATCAGCATTATCTTTCACTAACGTAGTTCAAGGATTAAGTTATGTTGTTACAGTTGGAGCTGGTGGAAGTGGAGCATCTTTTCCTGGTGGTTGTGCTGCAAATGGAACAAATTCAATATTTAATGCTTGTGGAGCAGCGCCTTTAAAAATAGAATCAACAGGTGGTGGTAGTGGTGGAACTCATGGTGGTGGTCATGGTGGAGATGATGGAGGATCAGGTGGTGGTGGTACAGCTGGAAGTTCTGGTGGATCAGGTAATACGCCTCCTGTAAGTCCGCCACAAGGTAATGATGGAGGTACAGCACCAGGAGGAGCACACGGTGGTGGTGGAGGTGGAGCTACTGGAGCAGGTGGAAATTGTGGACCTGCAGGAGCAGGCGCACCTAATGATATTACAGGTTCAGCAATAACATATGCAGTCGGTGGAACCGGAGGCGCATGTGGAGCAGCCGGAACAACAAATAGAGGAAATGGTGGTGATGGTAGAGGAAATAATAATCCATCAGGAGCTGGTGGACCAGGAACCGTAATTATTCGTGGACCAAGTGGTGTAACTTTTGCTGTGGCACCTGGAAGTAATTCAACATCTACACATCCTGGTGGAGAAAAAATAGCTACATTTACAGTATCAGGAACGTTGACTGTAAGTTAAAAATAACTTATAAATTAGGAGGATAAAAATATGGCACACTTTGCAGAAATAAAACAAGAAACAGACGAATTCGATAGCTCAAAACAAAATTGGGTAGTTCAAAGAGTTGTAGTTGTAGGTAATGATATATCTACAGCAGCAGGATTATTAGGAGAAAATGATATGCACGTTGATGGTGAAACATGGTGTGTTAATTTTTTTAAAGGTGGAACTTGGAAACAAACTTCTTATAATAGTAATTTTAGAAAACAATACGCAGGAATCGGATACACATACGATTACTCAAAAGACAAATTTTTAGCACCACAACCTCATGCATCATGGTCATTAGATGCAAGTGATGATTGGCAAGCACCAATAACTTATCCAACTATTTTAAATGATGGTGAAGATCCAAGTGTTTGGAGTTATAATATTTATTGGAACGAAACAAAATACAATGCTGACAACACTAAAGGTTGGCAAGCAACTAAATCAAACGACGAAGCGGAAACACCAACAGTTTACGATTGGAATGGCACAACTTGGGTGTCCGCATAGGAGGACACAATGCCAAGAAGTAAATCTGGCTCATCAAATGGTGGCGTACTAGGGGTTTCTAATAAATCCTCTTTTGGAAAAAATACTGTTACATCCAAAACATCTTCAGGAGATATTACATTACAATCAGGAACTCGTGTTGTTGATGCTGTAATAGTAGCAGGTGGTGGTGCTGGTGGTAATTCAGGTTATGGAGCTGGAGGCGGTGGTGGTGCTGGAGGAGTTTTACAACAATGTAGTTTATCAGCGTGTAGTTCAATCCCAGTAACAATTGGAGCTGGCGCATCAGCTGCTCCATCATCTTGCACTGCAACACCCTCTGATAGATCTGGAAGTAACACAACATTAACTATAGGATGCACAACTTACACAGCAACTGGTGGAGGGTCTGGTGGTGGTCAAGGTTCTGGTGATGGATCTGGAACACCAACAAGTGGAAAACCAGGAGGATCTGGCGGAGGTTCAGGTGCTGCAGCTGGTGGTGATGAAGCTGGAGGAACAGGAACTTCAAGTCAGGGTAATGCTGGTGGAGTAGGTGCTTCTGCTCCAGGCAACAATGACCATGGTGGTGGCGGTGGCGGAAAAGCAGCTGTTGGAGGAAATTCACCAGGAAGTGCTGGAGGAGTTGGTGGAGCAGGAACAGATTTTAGTCCTTCATTTCCAGGAGCAACAAACTGCGCTACATACGGTGGTGGCGGTGGCGGAGGTGGTAGAGGAACACCATCTCGACCTTCTGGAGGAACTGGCGGTGGTGGTGGCGGTGGTTCAAACCCAGCAGGAGCTGGAGAAGCTGGAACTGCAAATTCAGGCGGTGGCGGTGGTGGTGCAGTAAATAATCCATCTGCAAACGCATCAGGTGCTGGTGGCTCTGGTATAGTGGTAATTAAAGAATTAAACAAAGCAAGTGGTGTGTGGTCAATGCAAAGTCAATTTCAAGCCAAGTCTCAAGGAACATGGCCTAAACCATCTTTCTCAATAAACTATTTAGTAATCGCTGGTGGTGGAGGCGGTGGAGGCGGTAGTTCACCTGACTTCTCTGCTGGTGGTGGAGGTGGAGCTGGTGGTTACAGACATACTACAGGTGATTTATTTGCAGGTGGAACATTTGCAGTGGTAATTGGTGCAGGTGGAACTGGAAGACACGTTTCAACTTGTACAGGTTGTGGATCTGCATCATCCTTTGATGCAAGTGGATCATTAGCACTATCAACAACAGGTGGTGGTTCTGGAGGTTCAACAACACACCCAAGTATACCATCAGACGCTAGAGGACCAGCGAATAATGGTGGATCTGGAGGTGGTGGATCAGCTGATAACCCATCACAACCAGGTGGTGGTGGAAATAGAACAGCAGGAACATCCTCACCATCTAGCCCTGCTCAAGGTAATCCAGGAGGAACTGGAGGACCAGGACCAGGTGGATCTGGTGCTGGAGGTGGTGGAGCTGGCGCTGTTGGAGCTGA